TACACCAAAGTAACGAACAACATCAGCAGGTACTACGTACTCACCCTCAGACAATTGCGCTGGGATGTCATCACGTACTTCCTTAGCAAGAGAACCCGAAGGTACTTCATTGCCTGATATTGGATCACGGTTCATACCGTCATCAGCAATGCCACCTTCTTCAAACATTCTCATTTGATTGTTCATTGTATCTACTGAGCCTCCTTTGTTGTATATAGAACTCAACCCAAGTTTTTTTCTTTTTTTATCTATTCTACGTCTAGAAAATTTCCCTCTAAGTTGATCTAAAAATGTTTGCTTAGGTGGATCTTTCCTTGGTTCACTTGTATATCTAAGGGGATCTACACCCTCTGCACCTTGATATCTATATTTACTGCCCTCTTTTTTAAGCATATCTGATCTAGTTTCTACTGGAAATTTAGTTGAAACATTAGGTACAGTTGGAGTTTTTGCCATTTTTTGTACTAAGCGAGATTCAATCTCACCACCAGCACCTCGATAAAATTCAAAATCAACGTTAAGAAATTCTTTGTATATGGGTTCAATTTTTGTTTGAATCTCTAAAATTTCTTTATTTAATCTATTTTGTTCTCTTCTTAAATTGTTTAATTGGTTTTGTCTGTCCCAAGCTTTTTGAATTTGTGCTGGAGGAACTCCATATTCTTTACTAAGAGAAGTCCATGTAGGTTCGCCTATTTCATTTGCAGAGGTTTTTAATCTAGATATTTTAATTTCTTGTGCTTCTGTAAGACCTTTAAGAGGTTGTTCTAATTCTTCTAATTTTTTCTTAAAAAGTTTTTCAGCTCTTGTAAATTCGTCTGTTAAACGGTCTTTATCATCTTCAAAGGGTTTAATTTTTTCGTAAAGTTCTACTTGTCTTTTATCTACAAGATTGTCTGGTAGATTGGTAGCACTAGATCCAGTTACAAAACCTTCCCTCCTTTGAACTATGTGTTGTATTTCATGTAAAAGAGTAGAACGAATAGTGTTTATATCTTTATGATTTGCTAGGTTTATACCTATTCTTCCGCCTCTGGCTGAACCTAAATTTTGTTCTAAAGCGTTTTCATAAAAATCAACTGATATGTTTTTAAAGGTAGGGTATTTTTTGTAGAGTTCTTGATGGTCAAAAATATCTCCAAGTCTTGTTACAAGACCTGTGTCATCCCCAAATTTACTACCTTGTATTTCAGCCTGAGTTATCTGATTATTTTTAAAGATGTCTTCAATAGAGTTTAAGTTAGAATTAGTGTCATCTATATAAAATCTCCACTGACCATCAGTAGGGTCTACATACCAATTAGTTTCTTCCCAGATTTTTTTATTAGTATTAAAATCTATAGCACCACCTACAAGATCTTCTGTATTAACCTTTGAAGAGTTCTTTAAAAGTTTTTTAGCTTTTTTAAAACTCTTGCTGGTTCCAGCGTCTAACATACCAACACCACCAAACATACGTAGAGAACCCGCAGGAGTTTTGCCAAGGGTACTCATTGCACCAGAACCGCTAGCTATTTCATATATGTCACCCATAGTAACATCTGATAGTTGTCTTTTACCCGAAACAAGATCTCCAGGAATACTAGCAGTATCATAAACAGAACTTGCAACTGCCTTACCAGTATCAAGCACTTGAGCAGCTGTAGGCAGAAAAGGCTCCTCAACGTATTCTTTTACTGCAGGTATAATATCTTCTTGAACTTTAGTTAAGGTAGTCCTTTGATCGTCTGAAAGTTTTAATGTATATGTTGAACCGTCAAAAGCTCTGTAAGTTCTATTGCCTAACTCATCTTCCTGTCCTGTCCAAGGATCATTAGGTCCAGCATTTGCGGGAAGAGAACCTAAAGCTACATTAGAAATCTCTAAATTTTGATTTGTTTTTATCGGGTCTGTCTCAGAATTATTTATATTAAAAAAAGACTGTAGTCGATCAAGTAAAGTTTCTTGGGTTTCTTCAGCCATTGACGTATTCCCTAAGTTGTTTTAACTTACGTAAAGCAAATGCTTGACCTTGTAATCTATACATGTCTTCTAACTTAGAGGCTTGCTCCATAGCCCTATGTACTTCTAAGATTCTTTTATCAATCTCTACTGTAAAAGATTCCCACAAAGGTTTGTCATTCACTAAAGGCTTTAGGTTGTTCATGGAGCAGCACTTTTACCAGTATTAGCTGAGAAGCCAGGTTCTCCTGGTGTAGGTACGGAACCAGTTCCTATAGTACCACCCCCACTACCTTGGGTATCAGTTGCCTGTGCCCCCGCTGGGACGCCCTCTGGTGGTAGTGGTTTTCCGTCTGGTCCTACTTGAGGTGGGGTTGGGTTTACCTCTTTCCATTTCTTTAACAACTCAGCTTGTACTGTAGCATCACCCAAAGAGTTTACCAACTTGTCAGGATCAAGATCCATAGACTTAGCAATCTCACGAATAATATAATCCATCTTAGCAAAGGGAGCTAGTACTGGATTCTGTACAACACCAAGGAATTGCATTAGACGTTGGCTTCGTACTTCGTTAGCCATCAAGCTTTCTGTACCACGAGCCTTAACATCAAGGTCACCTTTGATCTCATCGTCATAGTCAAACTGCATATTAAAGTTAAAGAAAGCTTTAGCTAGTGGACCTAATAGATAGTCATCAACATTCTTTACTACGTTACGGATACTTCCGTTAGCTGCAGACATAAGCATAGAGATACCAGAGGCAGTACGTCCAACACCAGATACACCTGTCTGCCCGTGAGCAAACGAAGGAAAGCCAGTTGACTCATCAGCTAGTACTCGTGCCTTATCAAACATCTGCATGTTCTCATTAGATACGTTGGGAAACTTAGTGCCAAAGATAGCTTGACCAGGTGCACCCCCTTGACGACGAAAGACTTTTCCTGGATACACAGATAGGTCTTGTCCAGGTACTAAATTAGTCTCATCTACTTCTATAAGCATATTACCAGATAGTGCAGCATTGTCAACGGCCATACGCATAAAGCCATTCATTAATGTTTGCGTATCATCCATGTTCTCTGCAATACCAACACCAAATAAACTATAAGGACTTACTTCGTATGGTACTGAGTAGTAGGGAATAATTGCAGGAGTAAATGGATTCATAACTAAACGTAACACTTGGTTGTTACAAACCCAAATATTTACATTTACTTGATCCATATCTTTTAGTTCTGATGGGATATCAATACTGTAACCTTCAAGAACTTCAACATCAACATTACCCCAGAACTCTAGGACTTCGTAACGTTCTGCTTTAGATTCATTAGTATCATCTTCCATAGCCTGTTCCCACCACTCTTTAGTGTAGGACTCACCCATGTTTACAGCAATATCAATAGAGTTATTACGGAAGAATGGCCGGCGTTTAAGTGCCCGTACTTGAGTACGAGACATCTTATGACGTTCTACAACGTACTCTGCCTCATCCATATTAGCTGCATCAGGGTCAGGGTAGAAGTTCCAAATAGAAACAGAAGAAGTTTGAGGTACAGTTTTAATATTAGGTTTGTACTCACCCTCTTCATTCCAATTAGGATACTCTTTGTCTACAGCAAATGGACCTTTCATTACGCCTGTACCAAACAAAGCACATTCAAAAGCAGCTACACGTAATTGTTTATTAGCATTAGACTCTTCAAGTTGATCATGGATTTTCTTTTCCATTTTCTTTGCTGAAACCATTGCTGGATGAAACGTAATCTCTGTAGCAGTACGTCCTGGTCCTTCTTTAAGTTTATCAGCTACGGGTCCAAGTCTAGACTTAAGACCTGCTAAACGTTCACTTAGATCAAGAGTAGTTTCTCCAGGTTGGAGTTTCATTTCTTCAGGACTAAACTCATCCTTAGCTTTACTTGTTTCTTCATTAGATTCAAAGTTTACTGTCTCTACTACACCTTCAGGTAAAGTTGTAGGATCAACAGTAATTGGAAATTTATTATTACCAAAAAGAACCTCAACAATTTGTCCATAAGCAGCTAGTACTTTAGTCTTAGTAACCTTAACAAATATACGAGATTTTTCTGTAGAAGTAAATTGAACATCAGGCCCATACAAACCACGATAGTTTCTGTAAGCTTGAATCCAACGTTGCTCTTCTACCTCACGGGAGTAAGAAGCTTTATTGTAACGTTCATGTACTAAAGATACAACAGTACCTGAAGGTACGTCACTCATATCACCTTCTTTAGAATCTTCTAATGAAGAGGATTCGATTGAATCCATCATCATGCTTTCTTGGTAAATTTCGTCTTCTTCCATATTCTTTCCTTAATATCCGAAAGTTGGATCACTTGCTTGAAAGCCTGAGTGTTGAGTAGGGTCGTAATCAAAAAGACTACTGCGTGGTCGAGTCATAATTCCATATCGTAATGCATCATATAAGTGGTCTTCAGCATGTGTATCTACATCTTCTGGATTTTTTTTATCCAAAGGTAGAGCAGGTAGTTGAGAAATAATATTAGAACAAGTATTAAAAAATACTAACCTAGGTTTTTCAGTCCATTCATCTATTTGTAATCTTCTGTGTAATTCGTTCTTACCTGATACACGAGAACCTCTAGACCTATCTGCGGGTCTCCAGTGACAACCACGTATAATCATTTGTTCTGCTAGAGAAGGGCCTGTATCACCTCGCTTGTGCCACAAACTACTATCAAGTACACCATAACGTATTTTCTCTTCTGATTCAACATCTAATATCATATCAGCTAAATCAGTAGCAATAACTTTAGATACATACATCTCCCTATAAACAATTAATTGTTCATCAGGAGCTACTGCAATCCACACAACCCCTGTATAAGAACCATAACCATAGTCACATGCACGAAACTTAGCCCAGTTATTAGGTATATCAAAAGGTTCTATTACATGTATCTGTCTATTAAACTCTGAGAAGGCTGCACCTTCATTAATATCCCAGTCACCTTCTAGTAACTGTCTACGTTGATGCTCAGGTAACGACAGAAGGTTAGCTTCATACATTCCATCATCAGCTAAGTAGGGGTTATCAAACAAGGTAGCAGGTATAAACCTACGTTTAAAGAGTGGTTCACCTTGTTTAGTGTGACCTTTAGGCCAAGTAATAGTTTCTCCTGTTTCCCTGTCAGTAGCCCAGAAAGCAGTGTCAGGTACGTCAGGATCAATAAAAGTCTTCTTAACCCACTGGTGGCCTGGGCCTCCTGGGTTACTTGTTGCCCTCATGTGGAGGGGTAACCCTGAATCTTTAGTAGTACGTAGCCTTGAGCGCATGTAATCCCAAGGATAAGGCGTAGGCCACTGCGTCATCTCGTCA